CCTCTGTATTCGTCGGCAGCGTCGGATGGGTATAAGGGACAGAAGATGCAGTATCCGACGCCGGCGTTTAACAGTGCTGGAGTGCACTCGTTTGCCCGGCCCGAGGACCTGGTTCTTATTACTACGCCAGAGTTCAAGGCGAACGTTGACGTGACCTCACTGTCCGCTGCATTCAACCGTAGTGATGCTGAGGCTCCGTCTCATATTATTACGGTTCCGGGCGAGACGCTGGGAATGGATGACACGTCCGCCATTCTTACCAGTAAGCAGTTCTTCGTTATTAAGGATATTCTCCTTGAGAACCGGACTATCTCTAACCCTGAGGGTCTTTATGACAACTATTGGTTGCACCACTGGTCCATTCTGAGCGCTTCGCCATTTACCCCGGCGATCGCGTTCGGGACTAAGCCGAACACGATTGTGGTTACCCCCAAGGCTGAGACTAACGCCGAGATCGCGAACCTCACGGTGACCCGTCCTGACGGCACACAGTCCACGATCATGCCTCCGGGCGCTGTGCGCCAGGTGGCGATTCAGTGGAAGACTTCTCCCGCCAATAAGGGTTACGCGACGGACTGGTATCTTAAGAATGCTAAGTCTAAGGGGACTAAGATTTCCAACGACGGCGTTCTTACTATCGGACCGGATGAGCCTGAGGCTTTCCTTACGCTTGGTGTGAATGTTGACACTAAGGGTCTCAACGGGAACAAGCCCGCGAATAAGGAGATTAGCATCCAGGTCAAGAAGTAGTCTGATACAATAGAGCAAGGCCCCAACCGAAAGGGTTGGGGCCTTGCTTGTTAGGAGGATGTATGCCGAATCAGATTTACGACTTGCCCCCGGATACTGTGGCAGGTCTTTCTTTCGATTATAATGTGTGGTCCGCTGGGACTATGCTTTCTATGGTTAACGTGCCTTTCGATAATACGTATCGGGACATTATTGACTGGAATACCTACGGGAAGACACCTAGGGACTATGTAAGGTCCTTGCCTAAGCGGAACAAGATTGAGTTGTCTAAGATGACCTACCTTGCTCAGGGCCGTCCTATTCGTATTCCCACGCCGTTCAGTGTGGCGAATCAATTCAACTATGTGATGGTCGAGAACCCCGGCAAGCCCGCAGACATGCCTGGGTTTGAAGGCTATACGCCTACCACGTTTTTCTATTTCATCACGTCAATTGACTATGTTGCCCCCAATACCACACAGTTGACTCTCCAACTCGATGTGTGGTCCACTTACTATTCCCGCATTAGTTTTGGATACGCCTATCTTGAGCGTGGACATATGGGCGTCGCCGCAGTTGACGCAAACGACAACTATGGTCGCAAGTGGTTGGTTCAGCCCGAGGGGCTCGATATGGGCGGTGAGCACCGGGTTATGCGAACTTACCGAAAGACTTTAGCACGGGTCAAGGAACAGGAATACGTTGTTATTGTTACATCCACCATTGACCTCAATAAAAGTGCTGGATATGGTACAGAGTCCGATCCTAAAGTTAAAATGTCTTTCCCCAATAATACCGAAGGATTGCCGAACGGGGTTGGCATTTATGGATGTAGTTTCAATGATTTTAAAGAAGGTATGTTAGGACTAAGCAGATATCCGTGGATTGCCCAAGGAATCGGATCAATTACGATTGTTCCGCGAGACGTTGTTGATCTAAAGGCCGGCAGCGCTGTTTCCGTAGGAAGTGACGGAAACCAGGGCACATGGTTTATGTTGAGTAAATCTTCCGTTTACATCACAAAAGACTACTCGCTTAACGATGCAAACTTTCGGGATGAATTGCTTAGTTATCTCCCTGAGGAATATCGTCAGTTCAGAAAGTTCGCTACAGCCCCCTACTGCATTCTTGAGTTAACCACATATTCTGGCAACCCGGTTGAGTTCCGCCCTGAATCCGTTAAGACTCCGGGTCTTAAGATTAGACAGTACTCGCATATTGCGCCGCCCAACCCGTCAGTGTTTTTCACTTTGCGTGACTATAACACGGTTCACACAGGGAACATTGTTGATATTTACGATGGAAAAGTAAGTGAAGATATTGGCGAGGCGTGGGACATGTGTACTGGTTACACGTCGTTGCCCACATTCTCAGCGGTTAACAACGCGTCCCTTAATGCCCTAGCATCTAGTGCACACACTGCGGCGGCTCAAGTTAATAGCGCGAAATGGCAGCAACAGCGCGCACAGCGCGCCGCTACTGCCAGTAGGGATATCGCCAACGCTGGTATTGCTGCAACTGCTGCGGGGGCTGAGAACTCCATGTGGGGCAACTCCGCCATGGCTGATTCACAGTCTCGGTACAATAACATGAGGGCAACTGTTCAGGCTGCGCAAGGTGGAATGATGGCCCTTGGTGGTGCCCTGAATCTTAATGGTCAGGCCGTTGGCGCTGGAATGGCTCAAGCGGCTACTGCGGGCGTTAATGCGATGATTTCCAACTCGCAGGCACAGTCTACTGCGAACATTCAAAATCAGTTGGCTAGCGGTGCGTCTCAAATTAGTCAGACTCAGCAAAGGACTGTGCGCGATACTAACTACGAACTCGCACAGTTCACCGCTAACGGCGATTATGAGACGGCCATTTCTTCGATCAACGCACAACGGCAGGATATGCAGGTTATTCCTCCTGCTGTTGTCGGTCAAACATCGGGGTATGTGTCTCCGATGGTTGCTCACGGGTTTGTTATTGATTGTCGAATGCGGTTTATTTCAGAAAATGCCATGCACGCGATCGGTCAGTTCTGGTTGCGGTATGGGTATACAATGAATACTTGGGTTAAGATTCCTGACACTCTTTCTCTCATGACCGAGTTTACCTACTGGAAACTGGTTGAGTGTTATCTTGACAAGGGTGACATTCCCGAGAACTTTAAGGGGACTATTCGAGGAATTTTCGAGAAGGGCGTGACTGTGTGGCGGTCCCCTGATAGGATTGGTAGGACGGACATTAAGCGCAACTTTATTGATACGCGCATTAAGGTGAGACTAAATGGCTAAATCTGATTACGTGAAAAACGGTATTTACAATAAGATTATGCTTAAGCCTCCGTCTTCGAGCGAAGCACGGCAGGCCCAGTTGGAGCACATGTACCGGCGTCAGTTAATGGGTAAGTGTCTATCTCGGTTTACCTGGGAGGGACTTCCTAATGGCATTGATCCCCGGTTCATTGAGGCCACTATTTTCAATAACGGGTATTCGGTTTTTTATTTCGACACTATGTTTGAAATGTTTATGGCGATGCCTGCAACGATTTCTGGCCCACTTGATATTCAGGATAACCCTACTGGCTATCGAGTTTCTCGCAACGGAATTTACTCGCGCGAAGTTAGTACCTCAGACAGCGTGTGTATTTGGGGTAATCAAGTTCGTGAGCCTGAGATCGACTTGGTTCTTTCTTATGCAGCCCGGCTTGCACAGATCGACAGAACAATCGAGATTGACTTGCTCAATGAACGCAATCCGATGATTGTTGCCTGTAGTCAGGACCAGCGACTCACAATTCAGAATCTTATTTCTAGGATTTATGATGGTGAGCCCGTTGTGTGGGGAACAGAAAATCTTTCTATGGAGAATCTCGCTAACACTATTGGCGTGTTCCCGCTGAATCAGAATGCTGGTACTGGTGCTGTTTCCTCAATCAAGCACATGGAGTCCAAGTCCAAGATTTGGGGTGAAGCGCTCACAATGCTCGGAATCATGAACGTCAATTCCGAGAAGCGTGAGCGCATGGTGGTTGAGGAAGCGAGCGCAAACTCTGGTCAGGTTCTCGCTTCCCGCGAGTCGTTCATGAAGCCTCGACTCCTTGCCTGCGAACAGATTAATGAGAAGTTTGGTCTTAATATTTCTTGCTCATGGGCCGTGGATGACAACGCTGCGCCTAATCTTTCTGACTATCTGACTGAACTCAACACGACTACATATGGAGGGGAGAATGTCGGTAACGACAATAATGCTGCGTGACGTTGTTAAAATAACGAACGATCACATCGGGCTTGACAACTATCCCATCTTTGATGAGAGTTATCGCAAGACGCTGAACGATCGAATTAAACGTGAGTACTGGCTACAGGAAATTGCTCACGAAACAATCGATATTTTTATCTGGCGCATGTCCCTCAGGATGGACTTGATTATGCCTCGATATAATCGAATGTATCTTGCTGAGTTGCAGAATACTGACCCTCTCGAGGGAAACAGACACTATTCACGTACCGGCCAGGACGGTAAGTCTCAGAACTCTGGAATCAATCACCAGACAGGTAGCGGTAGTGGCACTAATGAGTCAAAGGGACGTACGGTCGGCTCAGACACGCCTCAGACACGCCTAGCGGGCGATGGGGACTATGCTACGAGTATCAGTGATGCTAGTACTGGTGGCAGTTCTACGTCCCGTAATGAGTCTGATAGTACGTCGTCTTCCACCTCGAATTACTCTAACAATCAGAATTCAGAGTCCTGGGGATATTCAGGGAGTAAGGCGCGGGCTATTGCTGAGTATCGCAGCACTCTGCTTAATGTGGATGATCTAGTTATCCGCGAACTCAGTGATCTGTTTATGGGAATCTGGGACGGTGACTCAACTAAAACTCCTGGTGGGCTTATCGGGAGTGGTCTTATTGGATATGGTATTGGAGGATACTATGGCTACTGGTGATGAAATTCTTGGTAATATTGATCGGGCTATGTGGCGGGTTAATTCTCGCTCAATCAACAATGTGACTCCCTTTACTTACAGTGATGGGCTGACATACATTGACGTGCTTGAGCGAATTCGGTCGAGCGTGCTTGATGTAATTGCGTTCACCAACACATTCGGTGAAGAGCAAGACAAGATTATCAACCGAATCAATGAAGTTGTGAATACATTCATCGGTGAGATGGAGAAGACTCATGCCAAATGGGACGCGCAAGCGGAAGAGCGTCGCGCTGCCATTGAGTCTAAGATGAACGATTTTCAGAACAAGATTGTTACCGCAGCATTTATTGGCGACGACGGTGGAAACACTGTCTCCGCTCCCACAATTGGTGGTGCAAAGTTAAAGGTTCCTTCGAAGAGGTGGCAGGACAATGTTGATTCTCAGATAACTGAGATCAAGTCCGCCGCAACAGCCCTAAGCAATGACGTCAATTCCCGCATTGCCACACTTAAACAAAGTGTTGACAATGATTTTTACAACAAGACTGCAAGTGATAAGCGATATGACCCCGTTCATCGTGTCCTTTATCCCCATTCGATCATCATCGGTTCCTCCAACGCGGAACCTCGCGGATGGCCTAATGGTGTGTGGGAGCGTTGGTTGACCGCTAAGGGGGAGATTCCTCATAACTATGGATATTCGGGTGGCGGATTTACAAGCACGTCCGATAACAACTTCAATACACAGATTGATCGCGCAATTTCTGGGCTTGATGCAAACACTCAGCGTCTTACTGGACAGATCTATGTTATTGATATGCTTAATGACATTCGAGGACAGAAAGATATTAAGTCTTCCGCCCAGACGTTTGTCCAGAAGTGTGTTCGTAGTTTCCCGAACGCGAAGATTTACGTTATTCCTGTTCTCTACAATGAGCATTCGTTGAACAACAACTGGGACATGGCCATGAACTGTGCCCGAGCAACCAACACGATCAAGGAGGTTCTTGAGCCGTATGGGGGTCTAGTTTGTGAGGGGTCTAGGTCGTGGTTCCATAATGGACAGAATGCCAGGTACTTCCCTACAGAGGCTGGTGTCCACTTCGCGCAGGCTGGCTACGAATTCGCTCAAAGACAGTTTGACAACTGGCTTGAAGGTGGAAGTGGTTGGATTGATTTTGGGTGGCATAACCTTAAGGAGGGGACTAATTATGCTGTAGTCAAGAACGACAATAATTTGCAGGCATATGTTGCCCGAAAAGGAGATATGGTTACTGTGCACGGAATCTTTTCCATGGTCTCCGCACAGCAATACTCAACACTGTTCAAACTGCCCGATTGGGCAAGGCCGTACAGGAACATGTACATTCCCTCATGGGATGCCATCACAGCATTTCCGCTCATCGCTGATGTCTCTGGAAACCTGATTGTTAGCACCAACGTTAGTTCCGACAAGACACTAGGATTAAACGGGACCTATCCCGTGTTCTAAAGCGTAGTCCCTCCCTGGTATAATCCAGGGAGGGACTACTGCTTAGGAGGAAATGTGGCTTGGGACGCTACCGCAAAGAAAGTGGCTGTCAAGGCAATTGGCCAGGTTGAGTCGTCGCTGAACTACGCGGCGATCAACTACAATGACCCAATTACTGTGGGGATGGCGCAGTGGTACGGTACGCGCGCTGCGGCGATTCTGAACCGTATGCGCGCCGCTCACAGTGCCGAGTATGCTCGCGTGGACGCTGGGCTCCGTAGTCGCTTGGAGACTGTCTCTGAGGGGTCTTCCTCGTGGAACACCTACTATCTTTCCCGGCAGGCTGGTGATAGTCTCCGTGACTTGTTGCTTGCGTCTAAGGATATTCAGGGTGACCAGATTGTTAAGGACCTTGAAACATATTTTGATGTTGCAAAGCGGTACGGCATTGATCCTGAAACTGACACTCAAGCATTTATTCTTTTCTGTGTTGCCTACCACCAGGGCCCCCGTTATGCATTGCAGGCGGCTAATAACTATTCTGGCGGTGGTCTGAATGCTATGTATAACGCAATTATGGCTAACAGCGTGTTGGGGCAGTACTATAACCGCTACTCACAAGCGAAATCAATCATTGCCAACAATGACACCAGTGGTGTAGACACCGGCGTTGGTGGTGGTACGGCAACTCTAGGCAATGGTGGTACTGTTGGCCAGAATAGTCAGCAGGTAACTGTTAACGGTGGCAAGGTGTTAATTACCGCCGATGACTCAAACATCCTCACCCTACGATCATCATTCGGAACTCACCGTCTCTACTCAAAGGGTCACAATATCTGGGAAGCAAACATCGGAGAGATTGTCCAGAATATCACTAACGGGCAATTCGGCGCAGCTACCCCCGGTGGGGGAGGGGGAGGAGGGGCTCCGTCCGACGGCTCCAACGGCGCTAAGGCCCTCGCATGGGTCCTGGCCCGCCTGGGCAAGTTCGCCTACTGCCAGTGTCCCGGCAGGCAGGACCCTGACCGCTCGGGGATCACTGACTGTAGTGGTCTCATGTACGCGGCCTACAAGGCCACCTCAGGCACGTTCGTGGGCACGTGGACGGGTGACCAGTACTTCCGCGGGCAAGCCGTCATCGAAAGGGGTAGCGGGGCTATGACGGCCGCCCAAAAGGCCCTCCTACGACCGGGAGACATGATTGTCATGGCCTGGAAGTCAACCGGTAGTTACTACCCAACTACCGATCACGTTGAGATGGTTGTGGACCAGAACACTACTGTGGGGCACGGAGGTAACCCGTATTATGGCCCCGTTAAGAAATCTATGGACATTCTAAGCGCAACGCGCTGGTGGACGGTAAGGCGACACTGATGAAGAAAAAGTTTTCCTATTATAGTTTCTCTAAGGTGCTCTCGTATGCGGGCGTCTTTAACATGATCATGGGTGCCCGTGGTCTCGGAAAGACTTACGGTGCTAAGAAGATTGTTATCAAGAACGCGATCAACAAGGGCCAACAATTCATTTACCTTCGCCGCTACAAGACGGAACTCAAGGGGCGCAATAGTTTCTTTGCTGACATTCAGCACGAGTTTCCTGATGAGGAATTCCGTGTAGAAGGACAGTTCGCTCAGCGCAAGGTGGGAAAGAAGTGGGAGACCATTGGATACTTCATTCCACTTTCCACGGCGCAGGCAAACAAGTCAATTGCCTACCCAAATGTGTACACGATCATCTTCGATGAGTTCATTATCGACAAGGGGTCACTCCGCTACCTCCCCGATGAAGCGAAAGTCTTCATGGACTTTTATTCCACCGTGGACCGGTATCAGGATAGAGTTCGCTGCCTTATGCTTTCCAACGCTGTCAGCATCATGAACCCCTACTTCATCCGTTTCCATATTGAGCCCAAAGAGGGAATTAGTCGTCACGCTGAGGGATTCATCGTCACCGACTTTGTAAACAGCGAACAATTCCAGTCCGAAGTTGCGCACACGCGATTCGGTTCATTCATCACGAACTACGCTGAGGACTATGCCGACTACTCCATCTCCAACAAATTCGCAGACAACTATGACGACTTTGTCATGCGGAAAACCGGGAAAGCCAAATACGCATTCTCCCTGCGCTGCCCCGACGGAGAGGTCTCCATATGGATCGACGGTGGCACGTGGTTCGCTCAGCGTCGCCAACCACGTGGGGAGCGTGTAAGATGGGCCTATAAGGTCTCTGACCTGCGTGAGGGGGAGAGGTTGCTCATGTATGGGGACAAAGTACTCAGCATTATGAGAAGCACATATCGAAAAGGGCGCCTTTTTTCCGACTCGCCAGAGACCCGTAACATGTTCGCAGAAATCTTTGTCCGATGATACACGTAAACACCACAACAATTGACGTCGCTCTAATACTCGGCGTCATATCCCTAATCACAATCGCAGGGCGATTCGTCTACCGCGCCAGCCGATTCATGGATCACTTATCATCCATGCTCAGCGCGTGGGATGGAAACGACGGAATGCCTAGCGTGCTAGACCGGCTTGAAGATATAGAGGATAAACTCAAAGATGTTCAATATCATGTCAAGCCAAATCACGGTGGCTCAACTGTGGACGCACAGAACCGCCAACTAAAAGAAATCATCACCTACCTCAAGGAGAAAAACAATGGGTGAGCACGAGTCCCCCAAGCCCCCCTTCATCCCCGACGCCTATCGACTGTGGCTCTACGTCGTTAGCGCGGGCATTCTCGTTTGCCTCGGAGTTTGGGGCGTCTTTGACGGCGATAAGATTGCCGCACTCAACTTCCTGTTCGCCGCATTCTTCGGTGTCGCCAGCAAGAACATTCCTAGCAAGGAGTAATAGTGGTAACTCGCGCAGACATTATTGCTGCCGCCAAGGCAGAGATCGGGTACTCCCGATGGGCCGACGACGAAGCGGGAACTAAGTACGGGCGCTGGTATGCCCAGGTCACCGGCTCCCCCAGTTTCGGTGCCAGCGGGGTGCCGTACTGCGACATGTTCGTGTCCTGGGTACTCAGCAAGGTAGGGATCAACTGGGTGAGTGCCTACGTCCCTGGTAGCGAGGCCCAGGCACGAGCTCGTGGTGTCCTCATCGACAAGTGG